GGCGCTTACCGAAGTAAACGGATTCAAAAATCAGGTCCGTGGCGGATTGAGCATCACTACACGCATTGCCAGTGATCCCGTTAAACGGATTACCTAGATGTTAACTAGAGCTCTCAATACGAATTTCACGTATCTGGTTTATCAAACCACGCTGGGAACGAATCCCAGCAGACTCTCTTACGGGAGTCCAAGTCGGTATTGCCCCACAGAGGGGAGCCAGGACTTATATCTCTATGAGATACCTCGCCGTTTTGCATCCAGTAAGGCGGCTAGTTTATCATCGATATTGTCCATCGCATCGACCCGTGCGAGAACCTCCTTGAGTGTTTCCTCTCGAGGGGGTGCCGCTTGCTCCTCCATAGGAGGAGGTAACTGAATTACTTCAGGTACTACAGGTACGCTAGAAACAATACCGTGACCAGGCAACCGCGCTTGGCGAGACTTTAAGTACTCCGGTATCACCTTTTTACCTGTTATAGGGTGTATAGTATACCCTACATCAGAAGGTGCACAAGGTACATCAAAATCGTGCCCTGCACGAAGGACTGGTAGCCGGGGAGTTGCCGTCTGTGCCTTCGGCACTTCTTGCGCGTCCGCTGCATCCAAGATAACCGAAGTTATCCGGTCTCCAAAACCTGGTTTACCGAGCTCTACATTCTCAAGTTTCACTGGACCTCGGATAGGTTCAATGTCTCTTAGAGAGCGAGAGTGATTAAGGGCAACCTTCATCATATCAGCTATTGAGCCACCAATAATCCGCTCGAGAGATCCATCTTTCGAGTAGACAGGGGTGGCCCGACTGGTACTCAGTACAGGTCTGGAGTCTAAGAACTGAGCTTCCGCCGCGGCAATTTCTGCCGAGGTGGGCTGTCCTATTACCATAGGAACAGGCGTATTCTCTTTTTCTTCAGCTGGCACTACGGCCGTGATTTCACGGCTCAATGCTGGTTGGATGGGAGAGAGAGTCGCATGTTGCCCGAAGTGGGCTAGGAACAGTAGTTCGAGTTGCTCAACAGGCAGCTTGACTAAGTTCGGGTCAGTCACCTGACCGTAGAGCTTTAGGTTTTCCGCTTCGCGGTAGTGCTCCGAGGGCATAAGCCCTCTAAGGAGAGTACCGAAATTACCATTCCGGACCGCGTCACGAATGACACGGCGGTTGGCAAGGACGGTACCTATTCCAAAGCACGATAAAGCTTGGCTACGCAGCCAAAGACCAATAATAGTTTTTAAACTACTATTGATCCCCTCAAAGTCTGGCTCTGCATCCTGGAAGAGACCAAGTGTCTTATAGATGACACCAGGTCCGTGAAGATGGTTCCGATCAATTTTTGGTCGGTCCGGGAGTAAATTCCTGTGGAATCCAATTATGGAGACCACCTGATCGCGGAGTTCGGTGAACTCTTGAGACATACGGTCGATTAAGGGATATATTAGCTTTTCGACGATATACGCCCATCCCGTATGAGGGTAGCTATCAATAGCCGATTTACCCGAGAGAATCAATCTCTTATTGTGGTAAGATACCTCCCAAAGGGCTTCCCGAAAATATTCGAGAAGAGGGAGCCTTCTATCCACTAGAGATAAGATTTCTCTAGCAAAGACTAGTGTTAGATCCTCAATAAAGGATGCACGTGCTAACGCCGAAGAGTTTGTTGGTTGGAGGTAACCCTCCACCCAGCTTAACAATTCTTCCGCTCCCACCGGTTTATCCGAGCTTGCTCCGATAAACGGGTTTTGAGCGATGAGTGTTAGTACGACACCTAACCCTAGATAGTCTTTACCTCTCAAGGTTAACCCTTGAAAGTTATTCCACATAGGTACGGTAAGAACCCGTTTGATTAGGCTCATCACCGATTTATCCTCGGGAAACCATCTGGATAGGGCGCGCTTGGCCAGTGCCAGGCGGGCACTCCACGAGCGTGCTTTGAGTTCCTCCTTTAGTGATAAAGGAGAAATGTTTTCGACAGAAATGAAAGTCTGATTTGCGAAGTTTATTAAGCCTATTTCTGAAACAAGGCTCTTCGCCAGACCGACAATAATGCCGAACTCATCACATACTCGCAAGTACTCTTGGGCCACGATATTGTTAGCGATAGCAATATCGTCGCCTAGCACCAAGTAATCTTGGAACCAACCCTCACCACCCGTCCTAATCCAGGAAAACTGAACTAAGAAATGATGAGTGAGAGCTAATCCTGCCCAAGACGAAAGAGCACCCATTGGTTGACCTCTCGTATACCTAACAGTTGAAACCCCTCCTTTATATACTGCCGGTAACGATCCGCCACCTTTAGGTGGTTTCGATACTAAGAAGTCCCGGTCTACTAGTAGACGGGACCAAAGTTCAGCAAGTTTGCGACCGATCAGTGGAATTAATAATTCTACGTAAAGAGGTAACGGAATCAAATCCGTGGCCGATTTAAGATCATAGCAGTAAAAGGATTTAACTCCTTTCTTATTACACTCTTGCACAAATTTTGTTAGCCGTCCTGTCTGATCAAAAGTAGCATCAGAAGGTATCAGCTTAAGAATCCTAAATATATAGCTGTGTAATGGCTCCAAAACTGCTTGAGTCCAGTAATCAACCAGAGCGAAGACTCGTATCTTTCCAGCCGCCTCGAGCCTGTATGAGAGCTTGCCAAGCGGAGAAAGGGTTCTCTGCGAGGTGTTGCCTCCATAGGGTTTGATGCGGTGGTTTCCCATCCAGATATCCATATCTGCGATCTGTGCCGCCATAGTCATATCCATCAAGGCTGGACCTTGACCCGTTTCCACTAGCCACTCAGCAACATAATTCCGATGGTTTCGGAACCAGCGCCAAGCATCCAATGGTGCGGTATCAAGATTCAACCCCTGAGGGCCGGCTTTTAAGGTAAACCGGGAGGTATCTACCTGATATGATATGCGGGGGAAAGAGGACACGGTGTCCCAAAGACGACTCCAAATCTCTAGACAAGCCTCAGACCAGTGACCTAGGTCACCGGTATAAGGTTGAGCTTGTATCCCGCTGAGGTCCACTTCCCCGTACGGGGCTCCGAGAGCCTTGTACATATTAAGGAAAGTGGCCCACCAGCGAATCGCCGGAAGAGAGCCGCTCCTTATTGCGTCTCTAATCCGTCGAGGGAAACAAGCGGGAAGGCCGTTACGTAATGTGACGCCGCACCCTAGAGCATGAGTCGATACCATTCGCTCTCCTCCAATATAGTTATTTAATACAAATAAATATATTTTGAGGCGCTGAATTAATCGAAGGGGACCTTCGTGTTCCAGGATCGAGACCATATGTCTGCCCATGACTTCAATCGAATCAAAACAAAGACTCTGTCTTGTTAGTCCGCTATAGTGAAAGGCCTGTCGGCCCCACAGCATAGCGGTTTTCCACACCACTGCACCAGATTGATGTGTAAGACCAACAGCACCTGTTTCGCCGTCAACTTTTAGCTGGGCTGGAATCCAATTTCTGGCTCGGATAAAGATAGACCATAGTCCATTACGGAACATGGTTGGACGGCGGATACTAGATCCGCTGCTTGCACCGGCTTTCTGAAAGAGTGGGGGGGATTTTTTGAAAGAAGAATAAGCAGATGTAACTAAGGCAGGTGGTTGTGAACCACGACGAGCGATTACGGTTAGAGGTAGTTTCATTGAGAAACATACCTTCTGTAATTCCCGGTATTCCGGGTCTGTAAGGTACATTAAGCCCTCTGGATCGTTCGGATCGATCACAACCATACTCCGTTGGCGCTGTAGATTCCAATCTACTAGCATTTGCCAATCGGCAACTGTACGGTCCAGTGGATCGGTTGCCCGGATCGCCCTTTGGGTCCGGACCAGCTGAGCCAGCTCCGGTGTGAGGTCATCAGTGTGCTCTGCCCCGCTTTGCCATGCGGTTGCTGAGGTACTTAGCAGGCGAGAGTTTGCTAGGAAGTCGCTTTTAACACAGACTGGCAATGTGTATAGGAATCCGATTCTTATCATGTTGCTAGTTTAAAAGTTGAGTGACGATTCAGCTCCTTGTCCCCTTTCGGGGGGATAGCTGGTGGAGTCGAGGGTCAGTCGTCTTGACCGTTTCAATCGCTACCTCTCTCTCGAGGGGTAGGGGATATCCTCGGAACAAGAACACTCATCATGCCCCCGCCCTGGATTGGACTTCCCTTCCTTGAGCATGTCTTAGATCTGATGGTCTAGGATAGCTTAGTTACCATTGATAGAGAGACAGGGCGTTAATCTGCTCTAGCGGGTTTCGTACCTAACCGCTCTCTCTAGCCTACACATCATTGGGGATAGCCATACCTGAGTAATTACTCTCAGGAGACGTGAGACTAACCGTAGTTAAACGGCGATCATTTCTTTGATCGAGGCATACCAATGGTCCGACCTCTGGGATCTTCGGGTCTCAAGGGGAAGGAAACCCAACGAGGGAAGGTTCAAAGATGGTGCTCCGCCCATATAACGAATGGGTAAACGCGAGTCCTTGTGATCGGAGCTCTTATAGTAGCTCGTGGGGTCTTTAACGTCCCTCCAGCTGGAGACGAGGGTTAACATTCGATTGATGAGCTTAAGCGGTATTACTACCTTACTTACCTTTCAGTGTATCGAAAGATACACGACCCCAGTCCACCGCTGGTTTAACAATGGTGTAATGGGATTTCGTGTGAAGCTCAAGCAGAGATGTTTGAGTCCCGGGCTCACAACCCGGGATCCCAGAG